ATATAGGAGTATTATAATGGAAAACAATGAAGCACTACAAATAATTAAACAAGCTTGTGCCAGTGTAAATGCTGACCTTGCTACACATCAAAAAATACAAGAAGCTTTGATAGCAATAGAAGCAATTGTGCAGCCACTAAAAAGTAAATAAACTACTATAATGCAAGATGTAAAATGCAAAGGCTGTAATAAGCTTCTGGCTAAAACAACAATGATGGTTGCAGCGATAAAATGCTCACGATGCAAAATGATTTACGAATATCATATATATACAAATACATTGCATATCACAAATCAATTTGACAGCAGCAATCAGTATGCTATAATTAAGCCAGAGTCCACTGAGACCGATAGCCTTGCAACATAGGTCGGGTTCAGTGATTTTTTTAATTTAGGAGTAACAATGTTAGTAAAAGCAGACGGAATTATAGAGAAAGCAAACAGACTTCAGGAGGGTGAAGTAGAATTTATAGTTAGCACCAACGCTATGGACTCATATGGTGAGAGAATAAATGTAGAAGGCATAAACTTAACTGAATTCAAAAAAAACCCTGTAGTGCTTTGGGGCCATGATGGCTTTAACTTACCAATAGCTAAAGCTACTAAAATATGGAAAAACGGCGACAAACTAATGGCTCGTGCCAAGTTTTATTTGAAAGACGAATTTGCTCGCAAAGTATATGAGTATATTCTAGATGGCTACTTAAATGCCGTATCAATTGGCGGCATGGTTACAGAATGGGCTAGCGATGGCTCTACAATAGATAAAATGATGATGAAAGAATTCAGCGTAGTATCAGTGCCGGCTAATCCAGAAGCTATGGTGGTTAGCAAGTCACTAGACACCAGCCAGCAGGCAGAATTAAAAGCTTTAGGCATAAAATATGCAAGGAGCATTTTAGAGAAAGCCGACGGTACAAATGAATTACAAAAAAATATAGAGTCATTACAAACTCTAGTTGCCACCTTAAGGGAAGTAGCCATCGGCCAAACTCAAGAGGCATCGGCTCAAACTATAACTAAGCGAATTGTCCTGAAACAAGCACAGGTGGTCGTACAACAAGCTGAGACAGTTATAAGAGTAATTAAACTTAAGGAGAATTAAAATGAGTGATATTAAAGAAAATATCGAAATAGATAGCTCAGTAGTGGAGCAGATTGCTAAAAAAGCTGCCGAGTCTATCAAGCCAGTATCAGCTGACGAAGTTGCTGAAAAAGTAGCTTCTATCATGATTGAGAAAGCAGAAAAAGTAGAAAAGAAAAACATACACGAAAAAGATGTAAAAGTTGCAGAAAAATTGGTAAAAACTGGCATGGCGTCATTACCTAAAGAAGTGCGATTTGCTAAAGGCTTGATTGCAAGCTTACGCAAAGACTACACTGGAATAGCTGAATATAATGACTATGTGTCAAAAGCATGGCAAGAAGTCAGCAAAGCTAATTATCAAAATGTAACTACAAATGTTGACGGCGGTGCTTTAGTACCAGACCCAGAGTTCGTAGCAGAAGTTGAAAGACTAACTGACGAATATGGCGTAGTTGCAAGACTTGCTAATGTTCGTAGAACTGACAGAGACAGCGTAACATTGCTATCAGGTACTAATGAAATTAGCTTTACAAAAGCTTCAGAAGCTACCGCAGTGAACGCCACAAAACTTACTTTCAACTCAGCCACAGCTGTACTTGATAAGTATATTGCAACTCTAATTATGACTAGCGAAATTGTTGAAGACTCAGCAATTGACCTATTCTTAGATGCTACTAACCAAGTAGCTAGAGCCAGAGCAAAATTATTTGACCAGCTAGTATTTACAGACTCAACCTATGGATTGCTAAGCCCTACAATTGCTAAGGCTTACAAAACCCAAACAGTTGGTGCTGCAATAACTAACTTTGATGCTGACGATGCTATGAATGCACAGTACAAAGTAGTTAGCTCAGTAAGAGCTAACAGCAGATTTTTCATGCATCCAACAGTATGGAATGTTCTTAGACAGACCAAAGAAGCCACTACAGGCGGTTACTTGTTTGGACCAGTAGGCTCAGCAGTAACACCAACAATAAATGGTGTACCAGTAGAATTAGTCGATGTGATGCCAGAAGTCGGTGCTATAAGTGCTAACAAAGCATTTGCAGTATTTGGTGATTTATCACAAGTACAATTACATGTAAAGAGATTGCTAGAAACAAAAGTATTTGACTCAGGAGTTGTAAAAGACTCAGGCGGCGCAGATATTAATCTAATAACCCAAGACTCATTTGCGATGCGAGCAACACTTAGATGTGTACCACAAACTCGTTTCAACGGTGCGTTTACAATTATTGGTACTGGCACAGTAAGTTAAGGAGGCATGAATGGCTAACATTAATAATCTTTATGTAGCTGCAGGAAGCCTAATCACTTTTGGTGGTGTTGACTTAGGTCACACAGTCGATGGTGCAGAGATAGAAATTGAGCGAGAACTTACAATGGTTAAGACAGACATTTATGGAAACACCCCAGTCGATATGGTATTGAGTGGGCAAAAAGCTTCTATTAAATTGAAACTTGCCGAGATAACAGCAGGAGTATTATCTTACATAATACCGGAAGCTGATTGGGATGTAGGAACTGGCAACAGAGAAACTCTACACATTGGCTCAAAAGCTGGTTATAGCCTTAGGACAGACGCACTTGAATTAGTGCTAACTCCAGTAGGCAGAAATTCTGACAATAGTAAAACTATTACTTTGTTCAAAGCGATTTCAACAGAAAATGCAACGCTTGCTTATAAAATTGACGAGCAGTCAGTTTTTGAAGTAACATTCACTGCATTGGTAGATGAAACACGCAACGCAACAGATGGTAGACTACTAGGCAGAGTAGGACCAGCAGCCATTAGCTAGGCTAATAGCACAAATTAAGACCATATGCAAATGCTATGGTCTTTTTTTGTTATATGGTGTGCTATAATAATATTGATATCACAATAAAGGAAAATACATATGTCATTAGTTAGTCAAAGTGATTTAGAGCAAAAACTTGGTAGAGGTTTGACAGATGAAGAAGCAAACGCATTCTCTAGTATAAACAGTGCCGTGCAATCGCATATAGAAAAGATGATTGGCAGCAGCGTAGAGCCTGCATTGCCTAGCATTAGATATTATGATGGTGATTTGCAGCATCTGGCAATAGACCCTTGCACAAGCCTAACTGAGGTTAAATACATAGACAATAATGGCATAGGGCAATATATATTCGAAACTGAAGATTATACAGTTGAGCCAGTCAATCGCACTTGCAAAACTATGCTTAGATACAGATGGGGGAAGTTTGATAATGGCTTAAATGCAATAGCAGTAACAGCCACATATTCTATTTATGCAGACGTAACCATACGCAATATTGTTATAGATGCAATACTTACTGCACTGACAGCCGAAATAAATAATACATCCAATGTTAAGGCTGAGAGCATTGAAGGTTACAGCATAACTTATGCCGACACAGAAACAAAAAACGCTTTAGACAAAATTGCCTATTTATTTCCGAGTATATAGCCATGAAGCCATCAATGCTACAACTAGCTCAAAAGGTAACATCTACTAGAAATGCTTACGGAGATTATACAACATCAATAACTACAGATTTAAAATGTCATTTTAGAGAGATTACCCAGCAAGTGACTGATGATAGCAGCGAAGCTATACAATCAGATGCTCAAGCTTGGTTTGAGCCAGACAGTGGCATTGACCGCAAAGACATTATTTATATACATGGCTTATACTACATAATACAAAAAGTGACTAAAGCTAGAAAGCTAAGCAGCCCTAATGTGCAATTTATTAAATGCGAGCTTATAAAATATGGGGCAATATCATGAAGCCAAAAGTTAAAGACAAATTGCCACAATACAAAAGAAGCTTATACAGTGTGCTTGATGATGCATTGAGAGACGGCAGTAAAGATATATTAATCAACGCTAAAAACAAAGCGCCATTTGCTAAAGGAGCTTTGCGAAGTAATAGCAATAACAATCAGGCAGGCAGGCTTAAGTGGCGTGTTTCTTTTTGGGTAGAATATGCACGATTTCAAGAATTTGGTGGCAACAATAAAAGAGTAGTCAATAATTATACAACTCCGGGAACAGGCAAGGCATATCTCAAGACTGCTGGTGATAATCAAGTAGTAAAGATAGCGTCATCATTTAAAAAGCACGCGCAGAGAGCGAGGGCATAATGGACATTGCACAAATAGTAGCAGATTATTTGCAGCTAAATGGCTTTGGTACAATTGGCGAGAATTTGTATATTGGCTATATGCCAGAGTCAACTGCTGGTATTTATATAGACAGGATTGGCGGCACTATGAATAATTATGTACCTATTGAGGAGTCAGCAGTCAATATATATGTCAAGAATACTAGTGGCCAGCAAGCAGTACAAACTCTTGAGGGTATCAAGCGATTTATACATCGCATGCACAATACTTATCAGGGCAGTGCTTATATCTACACATTTTTAGTTATTGGCGATATTGAAGATGTGGCAAGAGATTTGGAATATTCAAAAATATATAAATTAACAGTGCAGGTAGTGTATAGAAATACTGCTATAATAAGCTAAAGGAGAAAACAACATGGCATTAACAATACAAGATTTACAACCAAAAGAATTTATCATTAACATCAAGGGTGTAGAAGTACCTTGCAGTCCACCCAGGCTGTCTCACACGCTTATAATTAGCAAAGTAGGTGAAGTATTTCAAAACATTAAAGAAGTCAGCAGAGAGGACATACAAGCCGCTGAGGCAGATTTTGATTGGGTAGTTAGCGAGCTTATGCCAGAATTAAAAGATATTAAGCTAGATATGCAATCAGTGCTAGATGTTATTACTCAAATGATGGCACAAATACAGCCAGAAGAAAGCAAGCAGCTTGCCGAGCAGGGGGTTAAATTTGATGCAGACCCAAAAGCAGAGAAGATTGGCTAATGATGTTCCCAGAATTTATTAGCTATTACGGCTACACAGCCGAGCAAGCATTGCAAGAATATGCAAAACGCTTTTTTAGCTTATTGAATTCTATGTTTAGGTTGCAGGCAAAAGCACAGCTGACTGAGCTAGCTATAATTAGCAATGCTCATAATGGAGGCAAAGAAGCCCAGAGCTTAGCTAAAAAGCTTACCGACCAATCACTAGGCAATCAAAAGATACTTGAGGAAGTGAGAAATATAAAGCGATGAGTACAAATGTCGGCTCTATTCATTATGATTTAAACCTAAACACTGATGGCTTTGATAAGGCATCGGCTGGGCTTAATAATAAAATAGGCGGCATTACTAGCAAAATGAAAGATGTTGGCGACAGCATGGCTAACGCTGGCAAAAAAATGACTATTGGATTGACCTTGCCTATTGCAATTGGTACAGGCATAGCAATTAAAGCAGCTAGCGATTTGGGCGAGACAATGAACAAAGTATCTGTTGCTTTTGGGCAATCATCTGTAAAGGTTGTAGAATTTGGCAATAATTCTTTGAAGTCAATTGGCGTTGCTAAAGGCACAGCCCTAGATGCCGCTGCACTGTTTGGCGATATGGCAACATCAATGGGGCTTAATACTGATGAAGCTGCAAACATGTCAATAAATATGGTCAAGCTGGGTGGCGACTTAGCATCTTTCAAGAATATTAGCTTTGAGCGTTCCCAAATTGCTTTGGCTGGTGTATTTACTGGCGAGACAGAAGCATTAAAATCTCTTGGCATAGTTATGACAGAGACTAACTTGGCAGCCTTTGCACAATCGCAAGGTATCACAAAAAATATACAAAGCATGACACAATCTGAGAAAGTAAATTTGAGATACGCATTTGTTATGAATGCAACCAAAAATGCTCAAGGCGATTTTACTAGAACAATAGACAGTACCGCTAATCAAATGAGAATGACTAGCGAGCGAGTGAAAGAATTATCAGCACAGTTTGGCGAAAAACTTTTACCTATTACAGGTCAATTGCTAATCCTTGGCAATAAATTGTTGGACTGGTTTACAGCATTATCACCTGCAGCACAAAATAGCATATTTGCTTTTGTTGGGTTTTTAGCTGTTCTAGGACCACTGCTAATAATATTTGGCAAGCTTGCTTCTGCGGTATCTGCTATTAGTGTTTTGTGGCCAGCGATAAGTGCTGCAATAGCCGCAACACCGATAGGCTGGGTTACACTAGCTGTAGTTGCACTTATAGCAGTAATTGCATTGCTAGCTGCAAATTGGGATAAGGTAAAAGATGCTTTCAATAGGTTCTGGACAGCAATACAGCCTATACGAGATTTCATAGGTAAACAATTAACTAGTGCTTTTGAAAGTCTTAAATCTATATGGGCGCAGTTAGTAGTCGAGATGCAGCCATTAATAGATATGTTCAAAGAGTTTTGGAGTCAGCACGGTACTCAAGTAATAAAAATACTGGAGATACTTGGTATAGTATTGGGTGCTATTGTGCTAGCACCATTAATCATAGGCTTTGCAATTTTGGCAGGTGCATTAAAAGTACTAGCTGTAATACTAAAATTTGTCAGCGATAATTTTACTATAATAAAAGATATAGTGATGGCAGTATTAGCTGTTGCATTTGGACCAATAATAGCAATAGTCAATGTTTTGATATTTACATTTAATATGCTAAAGAACGGCATAATGGCTCTAGTCAATTTCTTTGTGCAAGCATTCACTGCTATTTGGGCTTTTATACAACCTATACTAACTTTTATTCTTAATCTATACATCATAGTATTTGGCACAATATTCCTAGTAATACTTAATGCTGTAAATGGTATAAGAAATGTTATAACAACTGTATTTACTGCTATATCAGGCTTTATAGGAGCAGTGATGCAGGGCGTATTAAATATAATTACAACAATTTGGAATGCAATCTGGGGCTTTATTGGACCGACAGTCATGGCAATATACAATACTATTGCTGGAGTGTTTGGGGCTGTATACAACTTTTTGGCAGGCATATTTAACGGAATATTAAATGTAGCTAGAAATATCTGGAATGCAATTTATAATACTATTGCAGGAGCAGTCAACAATGTTAGAAATTTTTTTGGCAATGCAGGTTCTTGGCTAGTAGATGCAGGTAGCAATATCATAAGAGGACTAATCAATGGCATTAGCAACATGGCTGGGGCTATATTTAATAAAGCGCAAGAAATAGCCAACGGTGTTAAAGATAGAATAAAAGGTGCTTTAGGAATACGCTCACCCTCTACTGTTATGATGGGGCTAGGCTTAAATGTTGGTAAGGGGCTAGAGATTGGAATGCAAAAAGCATTGCCTAGAATACAAGACATGGCACTTAATATGGCTAACAGCGTAAAGACGCCAGTAGCAAATATCTCTACCGCAGGCAATAATGGTGGCAATGAGACATCAATAAATAATAATATATACGGCAATATAACGCTTGGCGATGTGTCAGCAGTTGATAGATTTTTTGATAATCTAAACCGCAATGGCGAGCTTGCTAGAAAAGGAATGACAACGATATGAGTGCTAGCTATGATGCAATCTATAACGGCTTAATTTTGAGCTCTAGTGATTATCATTTAGAAAAGATTGATTTAGGGTCACCAAGTACTAAGGTTAATAAATATGAGCTTGCAAGAGCTGACGGGCAAATTGTTACTAATCAAAATTATGGCGAGCGTAAAATTATCATTACTGGCAGTATAAAATGCAAAGACCTAGACGAGATGCACCTAAAGCTTGATGCACTAAAAGCAAAGCTAGTTGGCATAGACGCTAACTTAGATATATTTTTAGGAACAAAAAACAGACGCTACATTGCAACAGTGGCTAGTTTTGAATATCAGACAAATGGCTATTTTTGCACTTATACAATAAACTTTAGTGCTAATTCATTTGGCAAAGATATGGATGCTACTACCTTGGCTTTTGGCAACTATACTTCTAGCTCGACAACCTATACAAATACTATTGTCGGCTCATATAAATCAAAGCCATATATAGAGTTAGCAGTCAATGAAGCCTTGCCGTTTTGGGAAGCAAAATACTTGCAGATAAACAATGCAGCACTTAATCAAAGAATTAGACTAACAAAAACTTGGGGCTGGTATGATAGAGTTATTATTGATGGCGACAATAAGACAGTTAGCATATATCCCACTGGCATTACTTTAATAGATGATTGCGATGCTACTACTGGCTGGACATCTACAACTGCTACGCTAAGCTTAAATACTACAAGTAAATTGCAAGGCACTGGCTGTATAAAAGCCGTGCAATCACCAGCAGGGTCATTTTGCGGCTTTGGAAGAATAAACTATGCTACGACAATTGACTTAACTAGCAGTGCAGGGCATATTATAATACCTATATTTATACCCACCCCATCAGCTGGAGCTGTATCAAATATAAGATTTACAGCTGGCTCAGATGCTACTACTGGAACAAATTCATTATATTGGAATGTAAGCACACAATTTGACGGCACTGCACTCGCAACAAATGCTTGGAATTATGTCAGAGTAAGCTTAAACTTGCCAGCCACATCTACAACAGGCGTGCCACAAAGAGCTAGTATTAAATCATTAACAGTATCTATACAAGGTACTTCAGCGGCTATGCAGCTTAACGGTGCTTTACTAGATTATTTTGTAATAATGAAAGCAAGTATTGTACCGCAAGCTTTTGATTATGAAGGTCAATTCCCAGATTTAAATACGGGCAGTTGCAGTTTGGTATTTAGTGATGAGTTTACAGACAGGACTATATTGGCGACAGGGAATTATTATAAGAGATATATCTAATGGCTAAATATTACGAAGTCAAAGTTTATAATCAAGAAGGCGGTTATCTAACTACTTGGAAAGATGTAGTCAGCGATATACAGTTTAATAATGAAATTAACAGTGCTGGCGGTCAATTAAAATTATTACTTGCCAGAGATGCAGGCGACTATGGCGAAGGTACAGATGTTAGCTTCGGTTATAAAGTAATTGTATATTGCTTTGATAATGAAGAACCAAATGGGCAATCTATATTTCAAGGCTATATATCTGCCTATAACCCTATTTATAAAGATGACAAAATTGAGGTTACAATTCTTGGCTTTGGTGCTGAGCTAAATGATTATATTGTTGAAGCTGGCGACACAGCCTATGTTAGTCAGCTTGTAAATAACAAAACTTATAATATTGGTAGCCAATCGACGCAGGGATATAATATTTATACAGTTATACAGACATTTACACTAGCGGCTGATAAAACCATTAGCTCTGTTGATATTATGGCTTCTGGTAGTGCAGGATTAAACACATTTACGGTCTATATAAAAGAGAGGGTAGGGGCAACTCCTGATATAAATACTGACCCTGATTTAGCATATGGTTCTGCAAGCTATTCAGGTGCTTTTTCAGCTCAAGTGTTGAAAGTCAATTTTACAGAAACTGTTGCACTTGTTAGTACAAAAAATTATTATATACAAATTTACGGCAATAACAGCACTACTTTTAATAGTTATGGCTTAGTTAAAGTGCATGCTACTTCTACAAACCCTTATGCTAGCGGTCAGGTTTATACAGATATTTTTGCTGGTACTAGCTGGATTGGAGCTACTAGCGTAGCTGCTGATGACTTATATTTTGTTATTTACGAATATGGTGGCAATACAACTGCTGTATATACAGCTCAAGACCCTACTACGATTTTAAGTAATTTTTTAATTGACTATCAATCAAGAGGTGGCTTGCTAACTGAGCCATTGTCTAGCTTGGAGCCATTAATAAATCAACCAACAAAAAGTATAACAACATCATTAGGCACATGGAGTACTGCCCACGCACAAATATTTACACCAGCTAGCACAATAGTAATAGATACAATACAAGTTTTTGCAAAGGGTGATGGCTATGAGCCTATTTATATTTATAGAGGTGACCCGTCATTAGACACTTTGACTGTTATAAGCGGTTCAACTAGCTATGATTTAGGAGTTGGGAATACACTCGTCGCAACTTCTGATGGCACAGATTTTGTTAATACAGATTTAGAATATACCGCTTTTAGATTTGCAACTTCTGTAACATTAACAGCGGGCGTTTCTTATTATTTTGTATATTGGGCTGGCGGTTCTATTAGTGGCGATACAGTGCAATTTAGAAGTGCTGGTGCAGGCGATATTATAAGCTCACCACAAGTTGGCAATTTATATAGAGCTGAAAACAATACCAATAACACAGGCACAGCAATGGCATTTACCACTACTTATAGAGCATTATATTTTGATTTGTTATATTTGCCAGATGGCGTGCCTGCTGATGCTAATGGTGGATATGTGCCGACCGAAACTCTTGTTGACTATACATTTAATGTGCAAACTCTATTAGAAGCAATTAATATCTTAAAAAACATATCGCCTGAAAATTGGTATTGGTATATTAATCAAAGCACAAATGAATTAAAATTCAAGGAAAAGTCTGATGAGCCTGAGCATATATTTAGTTTAGAAAAAGACATTATTGACGCAAAATTTGAAAAGCGTACCGAAGACATTGTAAATACTTTATATTTTACAGGCGGAGATACTGGAGCTGGTGTAAACTTTTACAAGAAATACATTGACGCTAATAGCATTCAAGAGTATGGCGTCAAGTCAGTAAAATATTCTGACACTAGAGTGACCACAAGTGCAACAGCCGACTTAATTGGCAATAATATAATAGCCACAAGAAGCCAGCCAGAGCTAAGAGTAAATTTGACTATACTTGATAGCAACAATAATCAAGAGCTTGGCTATGATATTGAAAGTTTGCAGGTAGGTGATGTTATAGCTGTTAGAAATATAACTCAGCAAGTAGGGCTATCTAGCTGGGATGTTGGGCGTTGGGATGAGGCATACTGGGATTTTAATATTTACAATTTAAGCAGCTTAAGAATGCAAATACAAAAAATAGATTATAATGAAGACACCGCAACAGTTTATGCATCAACAATAGCAATTGATGTCAATAAAAGAGTTGAGCAAATAAATAGAAACTTAGAAGCCCTGCAAGTAACAAATAACCCAATAGCACCATCTTAAGGAGTATATGAGCAATAATATTACAACAATAGAACACAAACCACTGCACTGCCCGCTTTGCAATGAAAGATTTATGAATATACTTGGTCAGCCTATGCCAAGCCACACGCAAATAAGATGCTATACAACCGCTGGCAATGAGATGGACATAGGCATATGTGAGGCTTGCATAGAGCTTGGTGTAAGCTTAGAAACAGTCAATGCTGTACTTGAGGGCATTAAAATATTTTGGTGCTTTGAAATAGACGCTAATACGCAAATGACTGAAGATGAGAAAACTGCAAGAAAAGATATGCATAATTCGCATAATATATCTGAGATTATAAAAATTATACACACTGGCAAGAATGCCGAACAAGATGCACGCAAAAGGAATTTGCTTGAATGATTATATTTACACCTAATACTGTTATTAAAAGTGCTGATGTAAATCTTAATTTTACTGAAGCATTAAAGACATCTAATCATGTAAATCCCTATAAATTTCACGCATATAGAAATGCTGCATGGACAGCAACAAGCGGTTTATCAAAAGTTGATTTTGATGCTGAAGTATTTGATACAAATAATAATTTTGCAAGCGGAACATATACAGTGCCACTAACAGGATTTTATCAATTTAATGCTACTGTCACATTAGCAGGGAATACAACAAGAATATTTGTCTCGATTTATAAAAATGCTGGAGCTACTGAGCTTGCTAGAAATGATACAAATATATCTAATGCAGTAGCTTTAGCATTTAGCTGTAATGTCAGTTGTTATGTCAAACTTACTGCAGGCGAAACTGTTGATGTCAGGCAAGCTTCTGCTAATGTTGCCGGAGCTGTAGCTCCTCATTTTACATACTTTTCAGGCTTTTTAGAAAGTACAGCATGATAATATTTACTCCAAATACATTAATTAAATCTAGCGAGGTAAATGCAAATTTTGTTAGCGTAAAGACCGAGCTATACCCTATTGGCTCAATATATACTAATGCAAGCAACGGCATTAACCCTGGCACATTGCTTGGCTTTGGAACTTGGGTTGCTTTTGGTGCAGGGAAAGTGCAAGTTGGCATAGATACTGGGCAAACTGAATTTGATACAGCTGAAGAAACAGGCGGTGCTAAAACTCACACATTATCTGCAGCTGAAATGCCTACTCACAATCACGGCATAAATTCTGGTATTGGCTATGGTGCTGGCGGTCTTGGTGCTGGTGTTGGTAGAGCAGACGCAAATTCACCAGCGGCACTATGGTCATTTACTTCTGGCAATGCTGGTAGCGGCAATGCTCATAATAATTTACAACCCTATATTGTTGTATATATGTGGAAGCGTACAGCATGATAATATTTACACCTAACACAGTTATAAAAAGCACAGAGGTAAATAGCAATTTTGCAGAATTATTAACAACAAAAACAGTTGATGCCAATGGATGGACTGTTTACGACATGAAAACACATTATAGATATTCTTACAGTTTGACTGTAACAGCATTATCAGTAACTAATGGTCAAAGAAATCTAGCTGCAACAGTAACAGGTCCAGCTAGTATAAGCCTATCTGGCAGTTATAGAATATATGCAAGTTGGGTTGGTGTATTTAGCGGTCATGCTTTAGTAGGGGCGGAAGTGCCTGCATCTAATACAGTAAATATATATATTGGCAATCAATGGTCAGGTGGGGCTTTAAGTTTTACAGGAAAGGTCAATTTGCTTGTAGAAGCAATATGATATACTAGCACTATGACAACACCTAAAAAAGAAAACTACGAACTTGTCCTCTATCGGCTAGACCAGATAGACAAAAAGCTAGATGTAATGGCAAATAATTATGTCACTAAAGAGGAGTTTGAAGACTTTAAGATTAGTATAGCGTCACAACTTAAAAAAAAGTCACTAATGAATGTAGTTAACCCGATTGTTGCTAGTGTGACTACAGCAGTAGTTACTTATTTATTATTAGAGTTTTTAAGGAGGAAATAATGAAAACATATCAAATAACAGATGTAAGAGGCGACAGCTACTTAAATCCTGCTTGGCCACAAGAAGCCAGAGCCGAGAGCGTAATAACTAAAATAGTAGTACATCACGATGCTGCAGTCCGACCACACGATTATGACAGTATGGCTAGATATCGAAGTGAAGCAGCAGCTCACTATACAAGGCTTGGTCCTGGACTACAATATCACTTTAAAATTGACAACACTGGCGAGATATTTTGGATAAGACCATTTACTCAAACTACTTATCACGCTGGAGATTACAATGTAAACCGCACAAGCGTTGCAATATGCTTAGATGGGTATTTCCACCCAGATGTAAATCAAGTGCCTACAAGGGAGCAGTACGAAGCTCTCAAGCAGCTTTTAGACTGGCTATGCACACAAAACCCACAATTTCCTGCAGTGCAAAGTAATGTTTACCCTCACCGAGCATTCAGCTCAACCGCTTGTTGTGGTAATATCCTAGTGCCATTTGTTGATGAGTACCGCAACACTAACGGCAATCCTGTAATACCAAATGTTGCTTTTGACTGGCCTGAGATGCAACCTGCTACACCAACTTCAAAGCCAGCTGCTACACCTATTCCACCTAGCGTTGCTCCTAAGTACAAAGTATTTAAAAACGGCAAGCAGATTGGTGCTTACAATGAAGAAGCCAATGCCTGGAACAAATACATTGCTGAGGGCGGTCAGATAATAACAGCCAATGGTGTTGATGTAACTAGCGTTTTGACTGCTAAGTATGTCAACCCTGCACCAGCAGTACCAGAAAAGCCTGTCACTACCGACCCTGCTGATGTGACAAATCCTGCTGGCAAGCCACTGCCAGAACCTACACCAGAACCCAACTTTTTAGCTAAGCTAATCAAGGCTTTTATAGATTGGGTTATACATATAATAAATAATATTAAGGGGAAATAATGAATAAAGTAATGACATTTTTAACTGGCAAAAAGACTTACGCAGTTGTGATTGTGGCTATAGTATTTAACACTCTAGTGCAATTTGGCTATCTAAATGCCAGCGATGCACAATATATCAATGTAATACTAGGTGCGTTAGGCTTGGGAGCATTACGAGCTGGCGTCAACTCTAAGTGAATGAAGAGGAGGACTTTCTTGCCCAAGTCTGCCCAATAGACCCTGACGAACTTGCCGCTTGCGAAGCCTGCCAATAAGGCTTATGATTATATTGAACTATGCACCTATGTCGACAAATTCATAACTACGAGCGTCAATCAAAACTTATTAGAAAAAACACCGTCATAGTTCAGGCGGTGTTTTTTTATACAAGCAAGAGGTGGAGTGAACACATACCTTAGGAGATAAAACATTCCCTCTTGCTTGGTGTTTGCATCATAGCATTTTATAAAAGTATTGACAATACCATTCAACTTATGCTATACTGGTATTGTTAGATTAAATAAACAAATGGAGTGAACAATGAAACAAGTCAAAGCAACAACAAATAAAATTAAGATATGGCTATCTAGAGCATTGAATTTACTAATATCTATTAGTCTAGCTTTAGTAGGTATGTCAATAATAAACTATATTACGCTACCAGAAGTGGTAATCAAGTTTGTTGGCTATTTACTTATAGTATCAGCAGTAGTATATATATACCGTAATCTAAAATAACCGAAAGGATTTTTAGAGCTTGAGATATACAGTCACGGCATAGCTCGTCATTATGAAACCAGCAATTGTATTTACTTCAATAGCATTGGCATTAGTAACAACAAATTACCCACCTAAGGTGGCTCAGGCAGACCAAGTTAAGGTAGCCATCAATATAGAAAACATATATCAAAAACAAACAATTAAATTTCCAGACCGTACAAAAGAATATAAAGCCGAGTTAGACCGTCTAGAAGCTATTAGAATAGTTGAGGTTGCCAAAGTACAGGCACAGGCACAAAAAGCTGTCACAGCGCCTGCACAAGCGCCTAGCGATGCAAAGATGTTTATATATCTAAAAGAGTCTGGCAATAACCCAAACGCAGTCAATAAAAGCTCAGGGGCTTGTGGGCTGGGGCAAGCTTTGCCCTGTTCAAAGATGGGTTGTGCATTAGGTGACTATGCTTGCCAAGATGCGTTTTTTACAAAATATATGCAGAATAGATACGGCACTTGGGAAAACGCCAGAGCGTTCTGGAATTCTCACAGGTGGTGGTAATGGAATATCTAACAGGATTTATTCTAGGGCTATTTATTGGCATATTTATCGGCGGGGTTATGATGTCATTACTATTAGAAGACGAACAAAACCCTCCGTTATAGAGGGCTGGCAAGCAGTTTTTAGTGATGCTCAGCACTTACCGGGGGGACTTATTTAGGCTCAATGCCGTCACCAGTCTCATTCCAAAGCTTTAGTTGCTCGGTCCTAGCTGGCTTTTTGGATTTTGACTGACTACGCTTTTCAAGATGTTGCAATACTGAGTCTAAGTAATCAATTATTTTATCGGATTTACTCATAATCTTTTCTCCAGGTCTTCAATCATGACTTTGATACTTTTGCGTAATCTTTCTAAATTATGTATGTCTTTAGTTATATTTTGCAATTCTCTAAATGCAAATTCTATATCTACATTTAAATTTCGCAATTCACCATTCATTATGTCGAGCTGGTCAATCGGGTCAAATATCATATGTTCACCTCATATTCGCTAGCAGGGTCAATTTTACCAACTGCAATTTTACAATTGCTTTTTGTGCAACCTCTATTAAAACAATCGGCAATTTGCTGCGCCATATATAAATGGTTAGGCACGCCGCCGGCAGTTTCTCTTAGCTTACCATGCAAGGCTCTATGCTCTTGCTCTGGCATAAGCTCTATATTGCAGGGTAGATTTCTAAACATGCGAGCAATTTTACCCTTGCTTATGTAATCTTTTTTTGGGAAGTATTTATGATGTCTTTGAAACTTTTGCTGTATAGTCACAATCAATCCAATCATTTGTAGGTACTAACTTAGGTATACGCCTAGCAAAAGAAAAGGTCAATATTATATTGACATTATATTGCTTGCGGTATAATGTTGTATATAACTACCAAGATTTGCGTCTAGGTAGTCAACAAAAAACACTCTGCAGAGTTATTAACTAATAAAAAAAATCGCCACCGATTAAAGTGACGACCCAAGATTTGCGTTACTTAAATTATAGGCGGTTGGATAAGGACTGTCAAGTGTTTTTAACCCAAGAAATTTTAAAAAAACAACAGCTGGAAGAACAGCTGACAGCTGGAAAAGTAACTTTAGTTACAACAGCTGTAACAGCTGTAGCTACAATACCAAATAAAAATATAGATTTAATAATTGATGATTATAAACATCTTACTGGCGGAATTAACGACAGAATGAGTGGTTGGTATGCCAAAATAATACGCCAACGCGGTATAGAATATTTTATTAAACAAGCAAAAATTGCCGAAAAAGAAGGCAAGAACCCGGCTAGATATTTGTCATGGTTATTGAAGAACAATTAAAAAAGTATTATAAATGTATTGACTTATGCTTTTGAAAAGAGCATAATTAGAATGTAGAAACAATTAAACAAGGAGTGAACAATGAAAAAAATATTATCACATTATCATAATGGTTTATTATCTGCTGGAGAAACAGCGGAATATATCAAAGAAACTAGTTTGTATCAAAATGGTTTAGATGTTTTGATAAACGATGAAGGCTGGCTAGAAGAAATGGCTGAGGATTTATTGCTAGACGATATAATGAGTTATAGCAATGGAAGATAGAATATTAAATTATCGAGATGGTCTAGATATTAGATATACACTGATTGCCACAATTGATGACGAGGTTATATCACAAACTAACGACTACGACATTAACTGCATAATCAGCCAATGCAATCGTATTGAGCAAGAAGTAGAGGCTCAAGTTGAAAAACTTTGGGAAGCATATTCAGAGCCAGATTACGACTCACAAGCAAAGGACAAGTAATGGAAAACTTTAGAGAATTAGAAACCAAACTAAAAGAACCCTTTCTTTTAGAAGATATAGAATGGCGAGTACAAAACAGCGGCAACTCTAACGGCAACTATTGGGCATTAGTATTAGCTTATATCACTAACAGGGCTATTATGGACCGCTTAGATGAAGTCTTTGGTGTAGAAGGCTGGTCGAATGAATACAAGGAAGCGCCTGACGGTGGAATACTTTGTGGTATCACAGTACACACTAGAGAAATACCAATCACTAAATGGGATGGAGCTGACAAAACAAACATTGAGCCAACTAAAGGCGGACTCAGCAATTCAATGAAACGGTGTGCAGTCCATTGGGGGATTGGAAGATATCTCTATAAGTTAGAAGCAAACATTGTAACTATGTCAGAACTTAAACCACCAATTATGAAAGGATATGGAATGCACTATGATAAAGAAACAAAAAAAAGATTATATTGGAAACACCCAGAATTACCAGAATTTGCTCAGCCAAGCAGGCAAGTGTAAGTCTGAAATGTTTGTGCTGTATGATTTATACAAAAATAAAAGAAACGAATACGACTCATTAAGAAGTCGACTACAAGAAAAAATAATTTAAAAGGAGATAAAGTAATGTCACGACAAGATGCACTAAATCAAGTAAAAATGTACCAATCTAACGATTGGGAACTAGCTGAAGAAACACCAGAGTATTTTATACTTAAGAAAAACACAGGAACGATTGGAGTACATCTGTTTTTGTTAGTGTTCTTCTGGTTTACATTTGGAATAGCTAACCTAATTTATTGGGCAGTAAGTAATAAAAAGAAAAAAGTAATTAAATAAAGGAGGAAGTAAAATGAACACTAAAGAAGATTTAAATATAATTGTAATTATAGATAATATTATAAACAATTTAGAAAAAGAAAAAGCTCAACTAATATTATTAATTGACGAATTGGAAAACAAATCGTGACCGGCACACGAGCTGGCGGACTAAAAGCAGCAATAAAAAATAAACAAAATAACCCAAATCATTATACTATGATAGGCAGATTGGGCGGCGTCAAATCAGCAAATGGTGGATTTGCTTCAAATGTAATTGGCAAAGACGGACTAACAGGTCGACAAAGAGCTACAACAGCAGGCTCAAAAGGCGGTAAAAGTAAGCGTAAAAACACATAATGAATCCATTAAATTGTAAACATATATTTAATAACAAGTTCATACATTTGGGCATCAAGTATACTCGATGCTCACGATGCCGGGGCGTAAAGAAAGTAGAGAGTGACAATGAAAATAATAATAGTACTTATATTTCTTATTATAGCGGTGACAATAACAGGGCTGTTGATGCAATTGGTGAATATGTCGGTAGACACAATTTGTCAAGATAATGCAACTAATATACAAAGATGTATTGAGGAAACAAGATGACTAACACCCCCAAACCTACCAAGCGACTAACATTCTGGGGCAATATTAAATATCACTTAAGGAGGAAGTAATGAAAATATACAAGACACAAGCAGAAGTAGAGAAAGACATAAAAGATGGTGTACTAAACATTAAGGATAACGTTACGTTTGAATGTTCAATATCAATAGATGCTAGTATCAAGGCTAACAACATCAACGCTTACAACATTGACGCTAACAACATTGACGCTTTCGATATCAAGGCTAACAACATCAACGCTTACAACATCAACGCTAACGACATCAACGCTTTCAATATCAACGCTAACAACATTGACGCTAACAACATCGACGCTTTCGATATCAAGGCTAACAACATCGACGCTCACGATATCAAGGCTGACAACATTGACGCTTGCGACATTAGCTATTACGCATTCTGTGTTTCATATAATGATATTAAGTGTTCATCAATAACCCCACGACGAACTAACCACCAAAAGCCAATATGTTTAGATGGCAAGCTAATAATTACACCAGAAAAGCAGACCAATAATCCTGAAGAAATTACTATTGATGGTGTTGTTTATGTACTTAAGGAGGAAGTAAAAGATGAGTAAAGAAGAAGACTTTAGGGAGGCGGTGGGTAGTGTTATGGATTTATATAAGATAGATGGGGAATGCTCGCCAGAATTAGCTGCTGCGTTCGGAACACTCAGACAGCTAATCAATGAGGAGTTTCTGCACAAAAATAAGTTCATAAGTTCGCAGTTGATATATGACATATTGTATCCTAGAATCCAAGCCCTGATTGCAGAAGCGTACAAAAAGGGCTATGTGGATTGTGGCATAAATAAGCTAATCGAGGAGGGAAGTAAAAGATGATTAAACTAGTACCACGACATAAACACAACCGATACAGTAAGTTCTGGCACGAGGGTATAGAGTACGCTAGGTGTATTACTTGTAAGGCGTGCCATAGGGTGAGCAGATGAATAAGGTAATACACGGCGATTGTTTAGAAGTAATGAAAACATTAGAAGATAATTCTATTGACATTACTGTTACTTCACCTCCTTATGATAATCTTCGCACATACAACGGCTATACTTTTGACTTTGAGGGAATAGCCAAAGAATTGTTTAGAGTAACAAAGCAAGGTGGCGTAGTGGTGTGGGTAGTTGGAGATGCAACAATTAAGGGAAGTGAAACGGGGACAAGTTTCAAGCAAGCACTTTACTTTAAAGAGATAGGATTTAATCTGCACGATACGATGTTTTGGCTAAAACCTAACCCGACTCCGACTGACTGGAAATGCCACAGATATTATAATGCCGTTGAGTATATGTTTGTTATCTCAAAAGGGAAACCGAAGACGTGTAACTATATAAGGATACCTTCTAAAACAGCAGGAAAGAATTTTGGGACTGCACCACAAAGAAGATATGACGGAACAAAAAGAGATGATAGAACTGAAAAACTTTTGAAAACAAAAGTAAACGCTATGAAAGTCAAAAGTAATATATGGGAATACGCTATTGGTTCTGGAGTATCTAAAGACAAAGAAGCACACAAGCACCCTGCAGTTTTCCCAGAAAAACTAGCAGAAGACCACATACTCTCTTGGAGTAACGAAGGCGACACAGTCTTAGACCCAATGGCTGGCTCAGGAACTACCCTAAAAATGGCAAAGAAGAACAATA